GCGATAATCATAATGGGGAAATCTACGGCCATACTATACGTGTATCCCCCTCATATTTTTGTACCAAAATAAAAAGGTGTATGCAGGAGTGGATAGGTACACTTATAGTTACTCTTCTAGTTAACTAATAGTTAACCCTAAGTATACTAATAGTGTTACTCTTATTACTACTCCTATAATTACTCTTATAATATAGACTTATAGTTAGACTTATAGTCTGACTTATAGTTACTCTTATAGTTACTCTTATAGTATCTCTCTCCCCTGACCCTATCTATAACCAGTAGCACATAGATTTTTACCTATTGATCCAGTTATGGCTTTGTCTTTGTCTCCCTATATTGTGTTCCATAAACCTATCTAGTTCTTCTCTTAGTAGGTTTTCTTTATGTTCACTTACAGCATCTTCTGCATCTCTATCCATTATCTCAGTCCAGTAGTTAACTGCCATAGATAGAGCTTCTAGTCTATCATCATGGATAAGTGCACCTCTATCTCTTGTTAATCGTGTTATCTGATAGAACAACTTATACTTAAGATCTTGTGTTGACTCAAAGTCATCCTTAATAATCTTCTCGTCTACTATGAGTTTATGACTATTGAATACTGGTTCTAATGTATCTATGATTCTTTTCTCTTTTTGTGTACTATGTCTAACTTCTTCTATTGTACAAGGATAGATACTAGCTAGAACTGGTTTTAAGAGCTGTGAGAACATACCATCACCAAAGTTGGACTCAACTATCATCTGGTTGACATTTTGCTCTCTAGCAACCTCTGAGAGCTTTCTAAGGCTATCAGTAGAATAACCATTTAGTAATCCACCAGATGCTGTTAGGTATAGGTTACCATGTAGCATTTTTACTACAGCATAACCAGTTTCATCTTTACCTCTACCAGCAGGATCGATGGCCATTACTGATCCCTCCCACTCGGCATAGTCATCTGCTATGTGCATGGGAGCTACCCAGTAGTCACCTTTTAGTCCTAAGTTAGGCAGCATCTTACAGGCATCTAATTGGTCTACACCTGATGCCCACTTTAGGCTGACTGGTGCTTCTTCCCAGGTGTGTACTCCTGAGAGAACCATAAGGTCATTAATCTTGAGAGGATACTTGTTAGCATCTGATAGAGATACATCAAGCATAAACTGTAAGGCAAACCCTGATTTACCATACGATAACTCACGTTCTAACAGATCGTCTTTATCGAATCGTTTAGGATCAGTAGGACTACCTGTTTCTCCATCAGACTCACTAATGATAGGTGCTAGTTTGTGACTGTAAGCTACCTTTTGTTTATCATCAGGATAACGAGCACACCAGATACGAGTCTTGTAACCTCTCTCGTCTAACTGATTGTACACTGACATTTCAGTTTGAGGTGTACCGAGAAATAGTATACGACCACCTGGTTTGACAATAGATTCAAACTCTTTGACTGTCTCTGAGAGTTTGTCTCGCATGAGTTGTGTTTGGGAATTGTTGGCAGACTCGATATCGTCTGCAATAATGATATCAGCTCGTGATCCAGTTAGCTGGCCAGTGATACCCATAGATTTAACTGAGGGTGCATGACTTGCTTGTGCTGTACCAACATCAAAGCTGATCTTAGACATTCTTTGTCCATCTCTAGGTTTGAGATGAGCAAGTATAGGAATCTCGTGGATTAGTCTCAGAGTAAACGTAGAGAAGTCATCAGCTCTTGTCTTAGATGCTGATACGACCAATATGTTTTTCTGAGGGTCAAGCAGGAGTTGGTGGCATACAAATGCCGATGTTATCCAAGACTTACCAGCTCCTCTAAAAGCTTGAACTACAAGTCTGCGAAGTGTTGCATCTTGTATGTAATCAGCCATGTCATACTGGACTGGTGTTGGATGTGGTAAGTTAAGATGTTTCCAACAGACGTACAAAAAGTTCTTAAAGTCTTTTAGCTTGCCTAACACTTCCATCGTCTTAGTGAAGCTCTAGCTCTTTCTGAGTTTTTAGATCTTTTAACTATACCTCTCATACGAGCACAAAAACTTTTCTTTCTGGCTTTATCTTTTTTAGTCTTAGGATTAGGTGCTGGTGCTTTTAAATTGCTACCAGTTGCTCGGTTATATTTAGCTCTTCCTTTAGCTGTTAACCCTGCACCTTTCTTTGTAGAGAGTTTTTCTCCTCTACCGACTGATAATTTGACTGATTTCTTCTTTCTTGGCATCCATTGTTCCTATATGGCGATATAAGGCTCGTACAGAGCTATTATCTAAAATAATGACTGTTACTATTAATAGGGTTGCAAATGTGAATCTCAGGGTATTCTAGGCCTTTCTTTTTTTCATCTTAGCCTTTTTTATCTTAGCTTGAAGATGTTTTGGTAAAGTTTTTTGTTTTGCTGTAAGTTTTGCCATTAAGCTCTCCTAGTTTTCTTTTTTCTCTTCTTAGCTGTCTTTGCAGCTTGTTTAAAATTAGCAGCAGTAGGTGCACCTTTTTGTCCAGGCTTCCTCATTTTTTCATTACTACCTCTTTTTATTCTTTTTCTCTTTGCATGTATGTTGGCATACAATCCTGGTCTAGCCATATCAACTCCTTAAAATATAATATAAATTGCTAAATTAATAAGTAGGTAAGTAATCATGAGCACATACCATTTTTCTTTTTCTTTTTAGGTCTTCCTGGTTTTTTATATGTTCCTTTACCCATTGGCATATTATTTCTCCTTAGTTAATTGTTTGTATCGATACATGTTTCTTATGTGTGTGAAAGTCATAAAAGCATTTAACAACATAATGAATTTCATGTTAAAGTAGATAGCAAATGTCCACCAAAAGCATTGACTAATAAGTCCGATATAGGGTGCATTCTTAGAGTGATTGCCATAACTCCATACAGATATTACAGCAGCAATAGAAGCTGTTGCTTCAATTAAGATTCCTAACATTAGTGTAAGGCATCTCCATCTTCGTCAAAAGGTAACTCTTCTACTAACTGTTTAATAGCTGAGTCATCTGTTGGTATTGCTGTAATATCGTTATCTTTGAGAAACTGTCGAGCTACATTAAGTTCACTTGCTTTGGCTTCACCAGATTTAATTCTGTTAAGAAGATCTTCTGTTAGTGCTAAATGCATTTCACTTAGGATTTCTTGATCCTTTTTAGCCATTCTTTTCTCCTTTTAATTTCTAGTAAACCTTTTTGTTTGTGCCATCCAAGCATAGATAGCTTTTTACCTATGTCATACAGATAGCCATACCACCAGTATTTAATGCTGAAAAACATTGTTCTACTTCTTGAGAAACTTAGAAGCTCCTCTGAATCCAAAGCTGGCAGCTACAATTACACCTAACAAATACTGATAAAAAGGTGGAGCTGTCTCTAAAGCTTGAAAGAAAGCATGTACTCTTTCTTCTTGCCCTAGCAAAAGCATGATTAATGGTATGGTAAAAATTATGGTGAGCCACTCATCTTTCCATGAGTTGTCTGATGCTTTGGCCATTTCCATATCCCAATCAATTTCACCAGTGACTTTCTTCTCCATAATCTTTGTTTCTGCTTGTACCTGTAATAACTTTTGTTTGGCCTTTTGTTTTTTAGTCTCAAAATATCCTTTGACTACATCACCAAGTAAACCAGCTACTGCTCCAAAAATCATATAGTTCTCCTATTTGGATGTTAACATTTTATAGTTTAAAGCAAACACAACGATAGCAGCTACAACTAAGATTCCAACACCAATATAAGATGCTATCTTAATTAACTCTGCTCGTTCTTTTGCTTTTCTTTCTTTTTCTTTTTGTTTCTTTTTTCTTATGTCACTTCTAATTGCTATAAACTCGTCCCAAGCATTAGGAGCACCATACCACATAAAAAGTTCTCTTAGTTGATTCTCCATGTCATGTACTTTTTTAAGCTTAAAGTATGTATCTAAAGCTTCTTCATTAGAAGAGGTAAACCAACTACTTTTTTTCTTCTTATGTTCTTCTTCAACCACAGTCATTTGCTTAACAAATTTTACAATCTGGTGGCTTACATCATTGAGACTTTTTCCGACTTCTACACCAGACTTTATGGCAGCAAATGCACTTGTTGCCAAACTTATAGGATCAAGCACTGGGTCATAACCCTTTGGATAACAATAAGAATACTGAACCTAAGATTGTCATTGTTGATGCCATGATTAACAACTCCAATCTCTTAATACGACTTTCTAAATTATCTAAACTTCTTTGTGTAGTCTCTCTGTATACCTGGCATTCTCTTTCATGAGCTTTCATCTCTGCTGCTACATCTTGAATATTCTTATCTGTCATTCTTTTTATAACCCCAACGATTTTCAGACTTATCCCATAAACCCTTCATAGCTTTTGGTATTTTAATTAAAAAATTACTAAATCGTATTATGTTTTTAGTTAACTGCATTATTCACTCGGCTTTGGATATTTGTTTTTAACTGCTTGTATTTTAGAAGCCATATCGCTAGGGAAAACATTAGCATGATATAAAGCATCAAGTTGATCTCCTATACTTGGGTATTCTTTTTCTCTTTGCATTTTATATTCATTAGCTACATCTACTGCATCTAATTCTGCTTTTTTAGTTTTAATTTGTGTTACAGTAATATTATTTGGATTATTGTCATACCAAGTTATTTGATTGTAATCTTCACCTATTACTTTTACCCTTGCATTTGGATCTAAGGATAATATTGCATCTACTATATTTACCATTATGCACCTATTTCTGTTAAAGTTATACTTGATGATGTAATAGATGTTTCTTTATTGTTATAATTATATCCACCACCATTAACGACTAAAGTTTTTGCTGTAATTGATGTTCCAAAATCGTGAATAAAACTTTTCATATTATAAGTAATTGATGATGTAGTATTAGGAGAATCTAAATATACTCCTGTAAGTATTCTATCTGGTTGTGTGTACTGACCCATATATACAGCACTATGTGTTTCTCCAACTCCTGTGTTCCAACTTGTATTATCACCACTTCCTATCTCAGTTGAACCTCTATACATTACTAATCCATAATGTTTATTACCACTACTTGTTACACTTACACATAAATTTACTTGTATTAATATTTTACTTGTTGTTGCACTTGGTGTAATTGCTTGACTTAATACTGTAGCTTGTGCATCTACACTTGTATTTGTATATGTTGCATATTGGTCATCCCAATTTTGTACTATTTGCAATACTTTACCACCTAAACCACTAGGTAATGCAGTTACTAAACTAAGTGTATTATTGTTTGCTCTTATAATAGCCATCTATCCCACCTTCCATATATTTGCATCTGTGTAAACTTCTGTACCTAATCCTGCATGAACACCCATTCCATTAGTTGCTCTGGCAGATGATGATTTTG